AATCATCTTGATACTGTGAAACATGTCTACTTGGCTGGTGGCGAACCACTGTTGATGAAAGACAATCACGAGTTGTTAACACACCTTTACAAGGTCAACCCTGATGTTGAAATTCGAATCAACAGCAACATCAGCAACATTCACGGGCCCGTGTTTAATCAATTACAAAAATTTAAAAATGTCAAATGGACCATCAGTGTTGAATCAACAGAGGCATATTTTGAATATATGAGGTGGCCTGGCAAATGGGACGAATTTGTCAAAAACGCTCTAACAATTAAACAATATGTGGGAGATCAAATCAATTTTAACATGGTATGGTGTATTCTAAATCCGTTTGAAATTTTTGAAACTTTTGATTTTTTAATCGATCAAGGGTTTCATGAAAACATGTTTGTGGTTCAGTGTTTGACCGATCCTACCCCACTGAGTGTTTTACACTTGCCATCTGAACACATACAAGATTTAAAAAATAAAATTTTACGGAGGTTAGAGAATGCCAATCCACAGTGGTGGCTTTACAAAAGTCTAGATTCAATGTATAATTTTTTAAGCCACTCTGCACCCAAATTCAAAACAAGTTTTCAAATACAGTCAGGCAGTGACGGCATCAAAGGCACAATTGAATTCTTAAAAAAAATTGACATCTTTAGAAATACCGAGAGTCGTCATCTATTCAAAGAGTTGTACCACATACATGATTCACTTTAAAACATTAACAGTCAAAAACTTCATGAGTGTGGGCAATGCCACACAAGGCGTTGATTTTGACCGCACGGATCTTACTTTGGTACTGGGCGAAAACTTAGACTTGGGCGGTGACGGATCAAGAAATGGTACCGGCAAAACCACCATTATCAATGCTTTGAGCTATGCTCTATACGGCCAGGCCTTGAGCAATATTCGTAAAGACAATCTTGTAAACAAAACCAATGCCAAACACATGTTGGTCAGCTTGGATTTTGAATCTGCGGGTACACATTACAAGATTGAACGTGGACGCAAACCCAACGTGTTACGCTTCTTTGTCAACAGCCAAGAGCAGTCAGCCACTGACGAAGCTCAAGGCGACAGTCGTGAGACTCAAGATGCCATTGAGCGTGTGATTGGCATGAGCCATGACATGTTCCAGCACATTGTGGGCCTTAATACATACACTCAAGCTTTTCTCAGTCTCAAGGCCAACGAACAGCGCACTATCATTGAACAACTACTGGGCATCACACAACTCAGTGATCGAGCCGATCGCATCAAAGAACTCAATCGTGAAACCAAAGAGACTATCTCTCAAGAAGAAATGCGTATCCGGGCGGTTCACGAAGCCAACAAGCGTATTGAAGAACAGATTGAAAGTCTTCGCAAACGTCAAACACTGTGGCTTCAAAAACGCGACGAGGACTGTGCCACAGTGGCACAGGCCATTGTGGATCTTGAACACATTGACATTGATTCAGAAGTTCAAGCACACAGAGATCTCGAATCCTATCATCAACTCAAAAAATCCATCGACGACTGCAACAAAAATCATCGGTTACTGTCTGCAGAAATTGGCAAACTGGAAAAAACCAGAACCCGGTTAGAGCAAGAACTTGCCATGCTGGCCTCGCATCGCTGTCATGCCTGCGGTCAAGACATTCATGACAATCAACACGACGCAATCAAAACGGCCAAGCTAACAGAACTTGCCGAAACCAACACTGCCTGGCAAGACAAACGCAATGAACTTGTTGAATATGAAAATGAGTTGGAAGAGCTAGGCAAGCTGGAAGTGGCACCCACGGTATTTTACGACACACTGGAAGATGCGCTGAATCATCGCAACAGTCTAGAAAGCCTGCGACGGAGTCTAGAATCCAGAGCTGCTGAGGTTGACCCCTACGGTGAACAGATCTCAGACATGCAGTGTCAGGCTCTGCAGGCCGTGACCTATGACACGCTAAATGAGCTAACACGACTGCAAGAGCATCAAGACTTCTTGCTCAAGCTACTGACATCAAAAGATTCATTTGTGCGCAAGAAAATCATTGATCAAAACTTGAGCTATCTCAATCAACGCCTTACACACTATTTGGATCGCATTGGTTTACCGCACACCGTAAAGTTTCAAAATGACCTCACGGTGAGCATTGAAGAACTGGGTCGTGAGTTGGACTTTGACAATTTAAGTCGTGGTGAACGCACTAGATTGATACTGTCAATGTCATGGGCATTTAGAGATGTATGGGAAAGTTTGTATCAACCCATCAACTTGCTGTTCATTGACGAACTCATGGACAATGGCTTGGACACACAAGGTGTGGAAAACGGCCTAGCACTATTGAAGAAGATGAGTCGCGAACGTCACAAATCAATTTGGCTTGTGAGTCACAAGGACGAGTTGGCTGGTCGAGTAGAAAATATTTTACGAGTGGTAAAAGAAAATGGTTTTACCAGCTACAACACTGACATTGACATGGTATGAAAATTTTGATCACAGGATCTACAGGTCTAGCCAAAAGTCTGAGCAAAGTCTATCATGATCACGCAGTGACTTTGGTTTCTAAATCCACTGGCCATGACATTGCCAAAGTTGACCATTGGGGTTCAGAATTTTTGAATTTTGACTGTGTAATAAACTGTGCCTACCACGAGTTTTCACAGATATCTGTGTTGGAGTTTTTTTATAAGGCTTGGAAAAATCAATCAACCAAGCAAATTATCAACATTGGCAGCCGATCAATCACTCACAAACGTCTAGATGGCGAACTGGGCTATTGGCCATATCGTCTGCACAAACAGGCTCTACAACAGGCTGTGGACGCCATGTTGTTGAATTGTGGCTGCGATATCAAAATCATAAATCCAGGCCCCATAGACACTGCCATGATATCTCATCAACAGTGTGTGAAATTTGATCCTGCGGTGTTGGCACAAAAAATTAAAACCATTGCAGCTGATCCCACAATCAAACGAGTGGACCTATGGGCATAAATTGGCAATTTTATCATTGGCATTTGGAGCCCAGTGCTGTTTGTACTCTGCGGTGCCCACGATGCCCCAGAACTGAACACCCAAACACACCCTGGCTGAACAAAAACATGACATTGGACTTTGTCCAAAAGTTTTTTACACCAGACCGGTTGCGCAATCATGTTCTCAGAGTCACCATGTGCGGCGACGTAGGCGATCCAATCTACTGCAAAGAATATATTGAAATTTGTAGATACATCAAAACAGTTAATCCCGACATTCACATTTTTACCATCACCAATGGCAGTCACAAAAAGTCTGCATGGTGGGCACAGTTGGCATCAGTACTCAATGATCGCGATGTGATCAACTTCAGCATTGATGGCTATGACAATGCATCCAACAACCTGTATAGAGTAAACAGTGACTGGAGCAGCATTGTGAATGGTATTCAAACTGTGAGACAACACAACTCTGCGGTATTTCTCAATTGGGCCATGATTGTGTTCAAGTTCAATCAAGATCACATTGACCGCATCGCTGATCAAGCCAAATCTCTGGGCATGGACAGTGTACAGATTACAAAAAGCACCAAGTTTGGCAGCAAGTATGGCAACGCATATGGTGGCAGCAATGATGTGTTAGAGCCTCGCCAGGAGCACATCAGCAGCAGTCATAGATACGAAAGGCACACAGTAAATCTCAGCAACAGACATATCAACAACACAGATTACATCAAACTCAATCAACAAAAATACTTTGAAATCAGCAAACAATATCAAGACCAACCAGTGACCCCACTGTGCGAAATTGGCAACAGAGGAATCTATGTCAATGCCGAAGGTGTGGTTTTTCCATGCAGTTGGACCAGTTTTCCTTATACCAGTCTCACACACGGCAACAAAACCATTCAATGGGCAGACAGTTTTTTTGCAAAGTATCGAGAACGCATGAATCTGCATGATCGCAGTTTTGAAGATATCATACAAGATCCACTGTGGAACAAGTGTAGTCAGGGTTTTTCCAACGCTGACCAAACGTGGGTAGAATGTGCTCAAAAATGCTCAACTGCTTTGGTAAACGAAAACTACGCAGTTGGATGGGAAACAAACTAAGTATGATACATGACATGGCTATACAACAATCAACCAGTGGAAACTCTCCCGGCAGATTGCGTGGGCTTTGTATACATCATAACCAACGTCACCAACGATCGCAAATACATAGGCAAAAAACTGGCCAAATTCTCTCGCACCACTCAACGCACAGTCAAACTCAAAAACGGCACCAAGAAAAAACGCAAAGTTTGCAGCAAAGTAGATTCAGATTGGCAAGACTACTATGGCAGCTCACCTGAACT